GATTTATAAAAAAGCTTTGTTTGAACATTTAGACAAGGGATATCCTACTTGTGAAAGAATACAAATGCAATCCATCTATTATGAAATGAAAGACGATTTTTTGGCTTATCTCACGATGAGATGCATTGGTAAAAAATCTACTTTGCAAAAACCAAACCTCGATCACCTCTGTAGTGATCAATTCTGCCTAGAATCCTTTTTAGAAAAAAACGAAAAATAATATGGAAGAACACCTTATCAGGTTTGATAAAAAAATCAAATTACTTTTTATAGATTTTGAAACGGCGAACCTGTGTTTAAATTTTAGATTCAACCTTCCGTGGCAGATGGCTTTAATCAAAACCGTTGGCGGCGAAATTATTGAAGAAGGCAAAGATATATTGATTAACTGGGGAGATGACTTCAAGTTCTCAAAGGGCGCGGAAGCAATGGCTCACTCTTATTCTAAAGAAAGAATGGAAAAAGAAGGAGTAAAACCAATAGACGCACTCAAGGTTCTGTCAGAGCATTTAAATTGGTGCGATGGCATTATCGGTCACAACATACTTGGATTTGATATTTATTTAATTAAATGTATATATAATAAGCTTGGAAGAGATTGTCCGGACATCTTGACAAAGAAAAAAGTGTTTGATACCTTTGCCTTGGCAAAGGGCTATTTTAATAATATACCCTATCAAAAAGGAAACGATTTATACTTTTATCAATACAAAGTATTAAATCAAATAATAAAAGGTTCAAAAAATTCGCTTTCTAAGGTTGCGTCAAATTTCAATATACCTTATGATGAAACCAAGCTTCATGACGGCTTGTATGATCTTGGTCTTAACGTCCAAGTTTGGAATAAACTAAAATACCAAATAGAAATCTAAAATGTTCCTAGAAAAGTTCGAAAAAATCAATCTTCCTCTTCACGGGGTAAGGTGTCCTTCTATTTCTCTTTCAAAAAGAGATATGGAGCTTTACAGTATAAAAGCCGGGGCTTCCAACCTAGAAATTCTACAAACCCTTTGCAATCAGGGCTTCAAAAAGCTGCTTCCAGAGTGGAAAGAGAAAGGTTATGATCTAGACTCTTACAAGATAAGAGTCAAGCAAGAAGTCGAAACTCTCAACAAACTAGACTTTGTTGATTACATTTTAATCATTTGGGACGTCTTTAATTTTTGCAATAAAAATAACATTCCCACTGGCTTAGGAAGAGGAAGCGCTGCTGGCAGCTTGGTTTTATACCTCCTCGGGGTTACCGGAATAGATCCGGTTAAATATGGACTTTTCTTTCAAAGGTTCGTTTCTGAAGTAAGAGCAAAAAAGCAAGTAATCGATGGAATTACCTACCTAGACGGTAAAATGATTGCTGATATCGATAGCGACATTTGTTACTACCGCCGAAAAGAAGTAGTCAAATATCTTGAAGAGAAATATCCGAACAGAATCTCCAAGATGCTTACTGTTTCTACCTTGTCTGGAAAAGCTCTTATTAAAGATGCCGGAAAAATTATCGGAGAAAAAGAAGAAACTGAGATGAATAAAATCACAGCTCTTTTTACCTCTAAATACGGCAAGGTCGCCGAGCCAGAGGAAATGTATGAAACCAGCGAAGAGTTTAAAGACTGGTGCGATGAAAACAAGCTGATCTATGACACGTCTTTAAAGCTTAAAGATCTTATCAGAAATAAAGGCGTTCACGCTTCTGGTATCGTCGTAAGCTACGACGACCTTAATAAATCAACCCCAACTGAGCTAACCGCCGACAAGGAGACCGTTTCATCGTTTACAATGGATTGGGCTACAAAGATCAATATCAAACTTGATCTTCTCGGTCTAAAGAGTGTATCCGTCATTCATGAAGTTTCAAAACTTGTAGGAATAGATTATAAAAATATCGATCTAGAAAGTTACGAAAATATATATGCTCATCTTCAAGATTTAAAAAATCCCAAAGGATTATTTCAAATTGAAGCTGATACAAACTATAAAGTATGCAAAAAAGTTCAGCCAAAAAACCTCGACCAGTTGAGTGCGGTTGTAGCTCTTGCTAGACCTGGTGCGCTAGATTATGCAGATCAATATGCCACTTATGCAAATACTGGGGTAAAACCAGAAATCGATCCAGTTATTGAATCCGTACTTGAAAAAACTGGCAACATCTGCCTGTATCAAGAACAAGTGATGGCAATGTTTAATAAAATTGGTTTTTCATTAACTGACTCAGAAGAAATCAGGAGAGCTATTGGCAAAAAACTTCCAGAGGAAATTGCAAAATGGAAGCCAAAAATTTACGAACAATGTGAAAAACAAGATTTGAAGAAAGAAACCGCCGACCAGATTTGGAAGGTTTGTGAAGATAGTGCTGGTTATCAGTTTAACTTATCACACTCAATTTCTTATTCCGCAATGTCAGCCTTGACTATTTATTTTAAATTTAATCATCCCAAAGAATTCTTTTTAGCTCTCTTAAGAATGGCTAAAAATGAGCAAGATAGTCTTGGAGAAATTTCGTGTATCAGCCAAGAAATGAAGCATTTCGGAATCAAACTTCTTCCTCCGGATCTAGCAAAAAGCAAAGAAGACTTTGAAATTGAGGGAAACAATATTAGATATGGGCTTTCTGCAATCAAAGGAATTAGCAAAAAAGTGATTGAAAAAATGATTAACTTTAGAGGGGTATATAGCTCTAAAATAGATTTATTTATTGCCGCTAAACAAGCTAAAATTTCAATAGGTGTTCTTTCTGCTCTTATACAAGCTGGAGCGCTTCAAAGCCTAAACACAAAGACTAGAAGCCGAATGGTTTTAGAAGCCCAAACATGGAACCTATTAAAAGATAAAGAAAAAATTATAATTAAGCAATTCATTGAAGCAGGAAAATATGATGACGTTCTTTCCAGCCTGAAAGCCTTAAATACAGAAATCAAAGATGACAAAGGAAAGCCAATGCTTAAAGATTCTAGGTTTTCCACAATCAAGAGAGATTATGATAAATTTAAAACTATTTATTTGTTAAATAGTAGAAACGAAAATCTAGCAAACTTCTTTTATGAAAAAGAATTACTTGGAATGCCTTACAGCGAAAGCCTTAGCGCTATCTTTAAACGTAAAAATGAAAATATAAAAAGCATAGAAGAGTGCAACAATGCTAACGAGAAAGCCTCTCTATTTTTTGCTGGAATCGTAACAGACATCACGAAAAGAACATCTAAGAACGGAAACCCCTATATCAAGTATGAGCTTTCAGACGAAAGCGGCAAAATAGAATGCTTTGTTTTTAGCAGCGACAAAAGAGATAAACTTGAAGAATGCCGCCAAAATAACGGCGGCAAGCTTCCAGAGGAGGGCGATATACTTGTTGTAAAAGCGAACAAGAAAGATGGAAATGCGTGTTATGCAGAAAAAATAGGCATCCAAACAGCTAAAATTTATATGGCTCTTCGAGACTTAAAAGATCAAAAATTAATTGAAGAAGAAGTATAGGTTTTTATAATATTCAAACGAATATTACTATGCTTAACAATATACAATTCTATAAACCAAATTCTTTAAATAAAGGAGTTGCGGTATCCTTATCTTATAATCCGGCTGATTCTGGAATATATGTTTCTTTTATTAAACAATTTAGCTGGAATAATCAAAACAAGACTGGCTCATTTAAAGAAAACAAGGATAACCCAAAGGCAAAGAAAAACATAAAATTTAATGATACGGAAATATCTGGAATTATTCGAGCAATAGAAAAAGAAGATAAATGGTCTACATTTCATAAATTCAATAACGAAACCGGTGTTTCTATATCTTTTGCGCCTTACGTAAAAGACAATATCATGTGTGGATTTGGACTTAGAGTTTCTGACTCGAAAGATAAAGAAAATGTTTTTTCAATTGGATTCACGAACGACGAATCTATTAAACTTAGAGAATGGCTTAAGTCAGCTATTCAAGAAGGATTCAAAAAGCAAAAAACTACTGAAAATTTAGACCAGTCATTCTAATGAGAAAAAAAAGAATATTATTTCATTCGGACTTTGCTTTAGCTAAAACAGGCTTTGGCAGAGTTATGAAAGCCTTATTGTCGTATCTTTATAAAACAGGCAAATATGAATTACATGCGTATTGTTGTGGGACTCGCCAAGGCTCTCCAGAATTAAGCTTGACCCCGTGGCTTAGCCACGGCTGTATTCCAAATGATGAAAGAGTAAATAGTAAAAATGATAACGACCAAAGAGCCTTAGCGTATGGCTCGGTTTTACTTGATGAAACCGTATCAAAGCTTAAACCTGATATTTATATTGGCGTGCAGGATATATGGGGGGTAGACTTTTCAATAGAAAAACCTTGGTTTAATAAAATTACTAGTTGCATATGGACAACTCTAGATTCGCTACCCATTTTACCAACGGCAGTTAAAAGAGCTAATGATATTAAAAATTACTGGGTTTGGAGCAATTTTGCAGAAAAAGCCCTATCGAAACTTGGATTTAATCATGTAAAAACCGTACATGGCTCTATAGATATTACTCCATTTTTTAAGTTATCAGACAAAGACAAACAGGAAATAAGAAGAAAAAACAATTTACCAGAAGATTCATTTATTATAGGCTTTGTATTTAGAAATCAATTAAGAAAAAGCGTTCCAAACTTAATGGAAGGCTATAAGCTTTGGAAAGAAAGACATCCGGAAGTAAAGAATACTTATCTTTTGCTTCATACGTCCCTTTCAGAAGGCTGGAATATTAAATCCCAAGCCGACCAACACGGAATTGACACAAAAGAAATACTTACTACATATATCTGTCACGCCTGTAACCAATATGAAGTTAAATCATTTGATGATAGAATTGAAAAATTCCAAAAAAATCAAGACGGATCATACTTATTAGATAATAATAATGAAAAAATAGAAAACCCTATCTCTTTAGAGCAAAAAGATTGTCCGTACTGCAATGCAAAAAAAACCCAACACACAACAAATGTTGGAAAAGGAATTTCTGAGCAGCAACTTAACGAAGTTTATAATTTAATGGACGTATATGTTCATCCATTCACGAGCGGCGGACAAGAAATTCCAATTCAAGAGGCAAAACTTACAGAATTAGTAACCTTGGTAACCAATTACAGCTGCGGAGAGGAATGCTGTGAAGACAAAGCTAATTCTCTTCCCCTAAGTTGGGCTAAATATATTGAACACGGAACAGAGTTTATTAAGGCGTCTACTCTCCCTTCTTCAATTGCCGACCAATTAGATTATTTTTTATCCCTCGCAAAAGAAGACAGAGATAAGATGGGCAAAGCTGCTAGAAAATGGGCTATAGAAAACTTCTCAGTAGAGATGGTTGGTAAATTTTTTGAAGATTTCATAGATAAATCTCCATTTATAGATGAAGACGTTTTCACTAATTTAAATAAAAAAGATTTAAAAAATCATAATCCAAATGCCGACATAGACGCATCTCTTCCTAACGACGAATGGGTAAAATCTTTATATGAAAAAATATTAGATAGACCAAACATACTACCGTCAGATGATGGTTTTCTTTATTGGATGAAAGAGCTTTCAAATGGTGTTCCAAAAACACAAATAGAAGATTATTTTCGACATGTCGCTAAAAAAGAAATAGAAACCGAATCAAGTGATAAAAAAATCTCCATAGAAGATTTACTAGAAAAAAATAACAAAAAAAGATTATTGTACGCTATGCCAGAGTCACTTGGGGATTGCTTTTTATCTACTGCAATTTTCCCGTCCTTGCGCGAGATGTACAAGGAGGAGGAATGGGATTTATATGTAGCTTCAAAGCCAGAATACAAGGACGTATTTGCTGGAAATAAAAATATTACAAAATGGATTCCGTATGCGAGCCAAATGGATAATCAGTTACTCATGGAGGGAATGGGAAAACATAAGGGATGGTTTGATATCTGCTTTACGCCATATGTTTCAACTCAAAGAATTATAGATTATGTTCATAACGGAATCAACAAATTATTAATGTAAAAATAAAAAAAATGCACCTAATAGAAAAATATAGTTTAAATTGCGGTATAAATCCATCCAAGCTGGATAGAGCAGAAATATTTTCTTCTTATTATCCAATTCCATATAATAAATATATAGTTTTTCATGCAAGCAGTGGAATGCCAGCTAAAAATTATAGCTATTACCAAGATGTAATAGATTTTATATATGAAAGCGCGATAAAGAAAGGGTATGGGTTCGTACAGATTGGAGGAGCCGATGATAAAAATTTAAATAGATGTCTAAATTTAAATGGAAAAACAAATATTTTTCAAACTAGCTTTATTCTAAAAAATGCTTCTCTGTTAGTAGCTAACGACAGCTTTTCAACACATATATGTTCCTCGTATAAAACGCCTTCAGTCTCTTTATATTCAGTTATTCAGCCTGAAGTAGCCGGTCCATACTGGAACAATGGAAATCAATTAACTATTATGGCTCCGCTAAATGGAAACAAACCTAGTTATTCTAGAGAAGATCCAGAAAAAATAGTTGATAATATTAAACCAGAAGAAATCATTGAAAATATTAAAAAACTGCTTCCTGATATTTTTACTGAAAATTCTTTTATTCCAAGCACTCTTTTTATTGGTAAAGGATATAAGTCTCAATCGGTTGATATAGTTCCAGACCACAATTTAAAACCAAATATACCAGACAATTTTCCGATAAATTTAAGATTTGATTTATTAAAAAAGAAGGTTTCAGACGAGAATTTTTTATCTGCTATAATAAATACTGAAAATAAAAAGTTTTTTGTTACGCTTTCAAGCGAAGTAGACGTATTTAAAATCTTAAATAACCAAAATCAGCAAAATTTATTATCTATTCTTGTTAACATAAACGAAGAAAATTATTCAAATAAAAATAATTTAAAAAAACTTTGCGAAGAAATAAAGAAAAAAGGCGCCCCATTAAGAGTGATATATGAGTCAAGAAACTTATCCGAAAAACAAATAGGAGATCTCAAGCTTGATTTTCTTGATGTTGCCCCACTAATCGAGAAGAAAGAAGATAAAGAGCAAGAAAAATTATTTTTAGAAGCTTTAAAAGAAGCCAACGACTTGACTTTGTTTAAAAGTTCTCATATACTCTTTTCTTCTGGAAAGATCTTCTTATCAGAAGAGTCATATAGAGAGAATCAAACATCAACATATTCATATCAGTCTTTAAATACTATTAAAAATAAATCTCTTCTCGCTAGAGAATGCGATAATTTATATTTATATAATTCAAATTATGCCAAAAACTAATAAAAAAGAAGAAGAAGCCCAAGAAGAAGCAGTCAAAGAAATTTTGTTTTCTAGAGATCATAATGGACTCTTAACTGGCAAGAGTTATGAATTTACTGAAGATGGTTTGGTAAATTGGCGCAAAATGATCAATTTTAAATATCTTGTGCCAAATCTTTCAAAGTTTCCCTCTGGAACAGAAAATAAAGACTTAAACATTCAAGACTTAGATGATTCTCAGTTACTTATCCTTTTAGGCGGAATAAAGGAGCTTGCTAATATTAGAGGGTACTCTAAAGTTGAATACAAAGTCTTCAACTGTACTCAAAATCATGTAGCTGTATCTTGTAAAATCACTTGGTTGCCAAATTTTGAAACCTCAAACAAAGAAGTTGAATTCGAATCTCTTGCAGATGCGCACTTGGACAATACTAAAAGCTTTGCAAAAGACTTCTTAATGGCAATAGCTGAAAATAGGGCATTTGTACGAGCCGTACGAAATTTTTTAAGAATTAATATTCTTGGAAGTGACGAGCTTGGGGATACAAAAAATCAGACAGTTATCCATACGGAATCTGGAACAGAAAATGCCATCGCTGCAAGTCACCCTGCCAATGTCCTAAAAGAAGCCATGTCCAAGGCTAATATTTCTTTTGATAAAATAAAAGAGACAATGATCAAAGAGGGAGTAGAAGAAGCCTCTTCATGGAATACTATAAGCGATATACCGCATAAGATGATTTTTTCTCTAATTCAAAGAATTAAAAAGAAAATTAATAACTAATGAAGCTACTAGCTTACTGCTACGGACCAGTTTCCGTAGATAAAACCCGCTTTACTAAAAGTTTCTTAGCAGAGAATAAAGACTATAAATTTATAGACCTACATAAAGCAAGAAAAAAAATAACAGGTTCAGTAATACCATCTGATAAAGAAACCGAATTAAAACTAAAAAATGAAATTGAAGAAAAATGCATTTCTTTTCTTATTAAAGAAAAGCCTGTCTTAATAAATGGTCTTTTCTTAAATAAAGAATCTAGAATTAACTTTCTTTCTTCTATCCAGGAGAAAATAAATACTTCTTTTAAAAAAATTGCAATATCGTTTAAAACTAATAATCTGACCGAATTATTTGAAAACAACAAAAAAGAAAAAATCTTTAAAGATGTTTCTTTTGACGAGCTAAGAAAACAAGAAGGAATTTTTAATAAGGTCTCCTCAAGCGAGGAAGCCGACCTAATTATAGATGAAATAAATTTTGAAAATTCATCCTGCATCAAAATAAATACCAAACTTTGGGGGGAAGATAGAATTATTACTTGCGATAATTTTAAAAAACTAGCAGAATATTTTCGCTGTTCAACCAGCTTCATTTAATTCAACTAATAAAATAAAAATATATATGAATATAGCAGTATGGCATTCAAACAAGTCTCTTACAATGCAAGAGATGAGACTTCTTCTAAAAAAGAAAGCTGAAAAGGGTCAGCCAACCCCATCAAGAAAAGAATCAAATAGAACATGGAGAGAAGAAATCCTTGGGATTCTTTCAGAAGATCAAAAGAAACAAAGAAAAGCCGAAAGGCAACAAAGAAGCAAGATCGCCAAGAATTATTCCGAGGATCTTGATGAATAAAAAAAATTCAGTAGACCTTATAGGGTATTATGGCTCGGATGAAACAATAGCTTGTTCTGCTTGGACAAGCACTAGCAGAGAGCTTACCGAGGAAAAAAAAACTAGAATCCCCGCGCTAATTGAAACCCTTTGGTCTAATGGACACGAAACACCCTTCGAGAAGGGGTCTGTCCACTTCTTAATTAACTGCGACATTGCTAGTCATATACATTTGCTAAAGCATAGAATAGCAAGTATTAATGCGGAATCCGCTAGATACAAAGAATTAAAGCAAGATAAAACATATATTCCAATTGACTGGCAAGGCGCTAGAGTACTCTCGTTAAGGGGAGCTGACCCAAGCATGACATGGGATCGTCTTTTAGAAATTTATACAGATCTAGGAAATGTATACTACCATGCCTGTATTAAAGATCTAGAGCCGCTATTAGGAAGAAAAAGAGCAAAAGAATCTGCTAGATTTTTTAAAACTTATAACTCTCAAATTCAAGCAGACGTCTCATTCAACATGAGATCGTTTGCAAACTTCTTAAAATTAAGAAAAAGCGAACACGCTCAGCTAGAAATAAAAGAAATTGCATCTAACATGTTAGATGCCGTAAAAAATATAGAAAATAAACCGTTCAGGCATACAATTTTCGCTTGGGAAAAAGCTGGCACTATTAATTAACATGGATACAGAATCACTCTCATGGTTCAAAAAAGCAAAAAAAGAAAATGCTTTAATTGAATATAAAACTCAAAACAACGAAAACACTAATCTTACAAGTTTCAGTCCAGACACTTTATCAAAACTATTTGCCCCATCTTATTTGTATTTAAAACATATGGAAAAAAAGGGCTTTGGAGTCTTTACAAAGAAAAAAATACAAAAAGGAGAAACGATAGAGACCTGTTATGCAATTATATTGAATTGGAGACAGAGATATCAAAACGATCCGTCGATATATCAGTATGCTTATTGGCATCAGTGCCCGTGCAACGATTGTAAACAGCATGGATCCATGGGGGTTATAGCACTTGGATACGGAAGTATTTATAACTGCGCAGACTCTGAAAACGATAGAAATGCAAATTTTATAGTCAATTTAAATACCAGGTCTGTAACTTTTGTTGCTGAAAAAGATATAGAACCCGATGAAGAAATTTTAATGTGGTGGGGAGAAGGTTATTACAACACATGGTGCAAACCTAAAAATCAAAATACATAAAACATGTTATACAAAATTATTTATTCAATTATTTTTTTATTTTTTGTTTCTGGTTGCGAAACAACGCCCTCTAATCCTGAGCCATGGATGGAAATGAAAAAAAATGCTTGCCTTCCAACTGCGATAGCCTTCAAAGAAGGTCTTACTAAATACGATATATGGTCTGAAGTGGTAATTTATAGTTGGCACGACTCAAAAGACAAAAAACTAAAAGGACATGCTATAACCGCTTATATGTATCCGAAAGGTAAAAATCAGTTGTGGACATATGATTACTGGGGAAGTTATAGAGTAAGAGCTTATAAAGATGACCCAATTGACATTGCCCAAAAAGCGACAAATGCTAGAAACGAAGATAGACAAGTTATATCTGCATCATTTTTAAAATGAAAAACATATTCGAATTACTCGCCGAAGTAGAAGAAGCAATTGATCATATTAAGCATCTTAAAAATAAAGCGCTTGAACATTATCATGAAGATAAAAAAACAGCAAAAGATTTACTTATAAATTTAAATCTCCTAGAAAAAGACGCAAATGAGCTTTTGCTTTTTTTTAAAAATGATATAAATTAAAAGTGTATAATGATATATACCAGTCTCGATTAGGCAGAGTTAAAGGGTTAATTTCGTCCAGCGTGTTAAAAACACGGAAGCCAATGAAAATCCCGCTGGAATTTGTTCTTTGAAATTTGGGGGCGTATTGGTTTCGATTTAAAATTGAAATTAAAAACGCATGCCGTGGTTAATCAGTTGGCCACGTAAAAAGCTGATTAAAAAACTAAATGCAGAAGACAATACTTCTGATCTTTTAGCCGAAGCTGAATACATCTTCAACAATGCTGACGAGTTCCTCGGCGGTATTGAGGAAGAGTCTTACGCGCTCGCCGCTTAAAAGCCTAACGGTAATCCTCTAAATCCGTTTTGAATTGCAGAGGGGTTGCAGTGAGTAGATGCCGAGCAACAGTAAAGCAAAGAGATCTACCGGCGATGGATGAACGATAAGTATCCATAGGCAGACTTTAAATTAGGTTAGTACAACCAAACAGCCTAGAGTCTATGCTACCGAGTATGGTGGCTGAAATGTTCAATGTACTCAAGCATGTGAAGACCTTTTAACTTAGGTTTTAAAGACAGGGGTTCGATCCCCCTCGCCTCCATTTAATTTCTTATTCCAGTTAAGTTTAAGGAAAGTCCCATTTTTAATCTTTTTCCTTCCACTAAATAATCAAGCTCTAAATTTTGATTAAATGTTAAATTTATTCCTGATGTGTTTTGTCTAAAGAAAACACCAGTTTGGCTTCCAGTAAATAAAGTTCTATTTAATCCCGTATAGAATATACCTCTTTGTTCGCCAGAGACGACTCCGGTTACTGATTGAGTTCTAAAGAATACTCCGCTTTGAGAACCGGCTCCAGAAACCCTACCGCTAGGAACAGTAGTAGGATAAAACACTCCAGTTTGAGCTGCACCACTTCCTATATATCTTCCAGACAAGTAATTAACGCCGCTTCCTGGCTGGTAAATTGTAAGATTCGAAAGATTAACAACTCCAGGATTTGCAAGAGCAACCTTCCTATAATTTGGATAGTAAGGATTTACTGTAAAATCATAAGCATTTGAAATAATATTTCCAGGATATAATTCGACATTCTTTATAGATAATGGAGATCCAGTTGGAACATTCCATGCCCCAGTAGTTCCAGACAAATAACTAATCTGAGGAAGAGCGTAAGTTCTTACAGCGCTCGCTCCAATCCCACTGAATGGTATTGCTGGAATATTAAAAGAAATAAAATTATTGGCTATATACACAATTTTCTTAACAGACGATCTACAACCATTATAAAGAGTCGTACCAGGATAAGAGCATATATATCTCAAAGCATTATCCGAAATTAATCTATTACTAGGATCTATTTGAGCTGTCGTTAACGGCATGTCCGCGTCGGGTAAAAGCGTCCTTTGAGGATAAACGTCACAAGTAATCGAAGGAGTTACTCCTGGTAATACGCTTGACAGAGCCTTCCATCTATTATCGCTTGGGTCAAAAAATTCTAATGTAGTTTTAAAATTTGCCACAGTATAATTTGTCCCAACATTACTTGGGATAGTAAATGTTTGAGTAGGCGTAGGAGTTGGAGTTCTAGTCGAAGTAGGCGTAGGAGCTGGAGTTCTAGTTGGGCTAGCTGTAGCAATAGAAAGAGGCGGAAGCGTTGCTGCCGCTGTTGTTTTTAATTCGTATGAAACACATCCTCCATGAAACGAACCAAACGCAATAACACTACTATTTTCACTAAAAGCAACTACGGTTCCCGAAAGCTGATTTCCAGATTCTCCAACAAAACCACTATCCTGCATTAATTGCCAATTGGTTCCACCTTTATATTCATATACGTATACCTTGCCTTGCTCGCCAGCACCGAACAGAGGCGCCCCAATTATAATTCTATCGCCTTTTCCATTTAACGAAATTGAATAACCAAAAATATCTTCTTGACTTTCACCAGTTAGCGTCCCTATTAAACCCCATGCGTTATTTTTATACTCATATATTTTAACAATTCCATTTAGATTCTCCGCAGCACTACCGTCTGCTATCGCTACTATCGTTCCCGATGAATTTATACTTACGTTATTTATATAATACATGAGAGGAAGACCTGATTCGACACCGCCAACTGGCAAAGCGCTTAAAGACGAACCAAGCTGCGTCCACGAGCCGTTTGCAAACTTAAAAACCTTTGCCCCGTGCATCCCATTCAAAACCCTACACCCGCCTACTATAACAACATCTCCAGCATCATTAAGATCTACGCTTCCTCCAAACGTCGCATTGTACGTATTGTCTCCAACAATAACATTTCCTAATAAGTTCCATTTTTTTTGAGTAGAATCATAAGAAAATACCCTAACTGTCCCGGCGTTATCCTGTTCGCCGGTACTTAGATTCCTATCTTCGTGCATAGAGCCTATCGCTAATCTTGTTCCATTTCCATTTAAAGATATTGAAGATCCAAAAAGGCTACCAGGCTCATTATTGCCATAAATATCATCGCCAACCTTAACCCACCCTCCCGTTGTATAATTATACACAGTAACTTTTCCAGCCGCATCAATGTTTCCATCTTTACCTCTACTTTGAATGCTCGAAATTGCTATAAAATTTCCGGTATTATCCATCGAAACAAATGACCCAAATCTAGCACCCCCCTCATTGCCTAAAATATCAGAACCCATTCTTTCCCATTTTTTAGAAGTGTTATTATAAGAAAAAACTCTAGCAATTCCTTTTGGATTACTGTCTGTGCGCGGAAGAAGAGTGCCCCCAACTACAATTTTTGTACCGTCTTGATTTATAGCGATTGTTTTTCTATCATATGGCGAAGTTTCAATATCGGCATCATCTGCGGATTTTTTCCATGGTATTAAATTTTCTCCGCGTTTGGTTTTATAGTTTGACGTAACAACCTGAGTCGGAGTAGGTGTCGGAGTCCTCGTAGGGGTTGCGCTCGGAGTCGTGGTAGGAGTTCTACTTGGAGTTGTTGTTGGAGTAGAAGTGGGACTTTGTGTCGCCGAAGGAGACGGAGTTGGAGTTGCTTGCCATTTATATCTTCCCGTTCTAGATATGTCTATTAAATCATCCGTTTTTGTAATGACAGAGCCAGATGTTCTTTTTCCCATGAAAATAGTACCAGGATCTTCAAAACTACATCTTGTTTCGATTTTAGTTATATATTCAAAATTGACAGTATAATAACTACTAAGCAATAAATCATTCGTGGTTTGCGGTCCATTAAGGGATGAACCTACTAAACCGTCATAAAAGAAAGTGATTTTAGTATCGCTTGTAGTTAATTGATTTAAATTTAAAACACCGTTATTTAAACTTAAAGTTCTTCCAGACTGCCCAGTAAGACCGCCCCCTGATTTTACAGTCAATGGATAATTAGCGCTTGGCAAATTAGTCCAACCGCCTACCTTTTTGTATTGTAATGTAGGAGTAAATTGTATTGAAGTTGCGCCGCCTGACAAAATAAAATTACCACTTGTATTTTTATATATTTTAATAGTAGCTCCGCCACTTGAACCTAATCCGTTAGTTTGAAATACCCCACCTGGAACTGTTCCATTAATTCTGGTTTCAAATTTTGCCTTAGAAAATATTAAAGCTTTGGAACTTTTTTTCTTTTCCAAGCAAGAAAAACTCCTAAAAGGATACACGCAAGGACCCTCTTTAAATACTAAATAGTATTCCTCATTTTCAAATCCAAAACTCGAAGCCGGAACCGCACCAAATCTGTCTGTATATACAGTACTAAAACCTCCAGAACTTGCAGTCGGAGTTTTTGCTATAAAAATTTTTCTTTTATTATTTTTTCCCTCTAGCCATAAATTGGAATGTCCTATATTTCTTCTACCATTTCCAGAAGTTTGAAACGGGGTAGGTTCAGTCCATATACCAGGAAGATTATCTATGCTTATTAAAAAATCACCCCTTACCTCTCCCCCTAGAAGTGCAAGTGGTCTTTTCCATTTAAAATTAAAAGGAGGCGAAGCTAGAGTATTAGATCCATTAACAGTTATTGTACCATCAATTGGATCTTTATAAACCAAATATTTTGGCGAACTATTGGTGATAAAATCAAGCTCAACACTAACAGAAGTTGCACCAATCGGACACTTGGGGCAAACAAGCGGTGGAAACACTGGAGGTACGCCTCCACCTCCACCTCCACTACCCGCTGATCCATTTCCAGCTCCCGTATTTGTACCAGAATTAGAACCAGTTCCACCAGTTGGCGGACCAGGTGTTGGCGTAGGTTGGCTAGGTCCTGGCGTTCTTGTTGGCAGAGGAGCAGGTGTTCGAGTAGGACCATAGGGATTACCAACCATGTAAGTATTAATTGACATATGCTTTAAAAATTGTTTTTATAATTACCCTTAATAATACACTTAAATTTTTTATTTGACTTTTCTATAAATTTTTTTCATAATATAACAAAATAAAAAATGAAACAATCGAGCAAAAAAGAAGCAAATATTACCGTAATGTTAGACTTTGCTCTTTTGGATACAATTTTCGGAACACTAAAAAATTCCCATCTTGAATCCATCCAAGATTATCCGCAAGTCGAGTTTCTTAAATCCTTTAACTTTCAAAGCCCCCTTTTAGGAATCTTCTTATCTAAGGAAGAATATGAAGCATATCTAAAACCGTCTTTATCTTTTGGAGATCCTAAAGATATAGAAAACACTCAAATCGATTTCGAGTCATTCATTCAGCTTCTACTTAATAGAGAAGGGGATAAAAAACATTTCATACTCAGATCATCTTTCTTAGAAAGATTAACCGAAGAAAACGCTCTTCTAATTAAAGAAGTTTTCGAATCATGCGGCTTTAATATTAAATTTAAAATAGTAATTGAAAATTTATTCTCTCTCTTAACTAAAGATTTTTCAAGTCTTTTTTATCAAATTCCAACAAGTTTTAGATTTATAAAAATAGAGGCATTTTTTCAAAATTTTTTTAAAAATAAAATTATAAATTGTATAAATGGAATACAAATACTATTAGATACATTTGACAATCGGTCTGTTTCATTTTTATATGACGAACAAGCAGGAGACAAAAATTGTTTAAATATTTTGTATGAATATCTTGGCATAAAAGATCCAGAAAATAATCAGCCACCGTTATTTAATAAAATTAATCCGCTTTTCATGGGCTATATGAAGTCCAAGCTTTCTTCAAAACAAAACTTAGATATTAGAAAAGAAGCTAAAGTTATAAAAAAAATAACCGACAAATTTCAATTAAAGCCCCCATCTCTTTTTAAGAGTCTTAGTTCTGATTCTATAGATAGCTTACAAGAATTAAACGAAAAAATGCATAGCTTTCTATCAAGCGAAGAGCTACCATTTAAAAAAACCCTTGTAATAAAGTCAAAAACTTGTAATCTTAGACTTTTCATACCATATATCGAAAGCATTTAACATGGAAGCAATTTTTGTCCAATCTTTTGATAAAGAAATAAAAAGTAAAAAACTAGAAAGCTTGTTAATTAGAATTTTTGAAAATTTGAAAAACAAGAATATGAAAGTTTTTGTATTTCTTAACCTTGAAGCTATCAAGGTAATAGACACTATTTCTCTACCGACAAATGCAAATATCAATTTTATTTATATAGATGAAGAAGAAGTCGCCAATCCAACCACGAGGATTTTTCAATTCTTAATAAATTATAAGATAGAAGAGTTTGAAAAGATACTTATTCTAGAATCAGATTGCTTTTTATTCAAAGACTTTGATGAAAAATTAAACAATTTTATTTCTAGCATTAATAAGCCATGGTATATAATAGGATCTACTTATTATGGACTCATGCCTTGGATGAATGATGAGCAGTATGCTCACGAAAGAAAAAGCCACATGAATGGGGTAGCCGTTTATAATAGAGTTGAAGATTTTATTAACTTTATTAATTATATTTTTATTTCTAACGAAATGGAGCAAGAGCAAACGAATTACGACTTCGCAATGCATCTATACTCTCCGACTTTTGGCATCAAAGACGAATACATAGATTGTCCATATATATTGAATATCTCTAATGGGGTTTATGATACTGAGCTTACTCATCATGATATAAAGCCAGAGGCGGTTATAGTTCATACAAAAAACGAAAAATATTATACTTAATTTAGTGTATATCATCATTATGAAAGCAAATGAAATGCTTCATATTGAGACTTTATTAATTTATAAAGAGTTTTTAGCTCAAAAAAAAGAGGTCGAGCGCCATAAATGGCTTGAAAGTGAAAAAGCTGGTAAAGATATTGGATATGACGCGGCTTTAATCGACTGGGTAATGAAACACAAGTCTAAATGGAAAGAAGCTCAAAAATTCTTCAAAATAAAATTTGACTAATTGATAAAAACATAGTTTCATATATCTAAATGAAACTAGCGTCTATTGAAGTTGTAAAAAATATAAGAAAGCATCCAAACGCGGATGCTCTTGACTTATGCGAAGTTTTGGGCTGGCAAACGGTAGTAAAAAAAGATACCCACAAGGAGGGAGAGAAGGTTATTTTTATTACTATTGACTCTCTCGTTCCTAGATACCCATGGGTGGAGTTTCTTGGAGACAAGAACGATCTAAAAAAACCCGTCAGGATAAAAAATATTAAGCTACGCGGTGAATATAGCTCCGGCTTGGTAGTTCCGCTTTCAGAATTCCCACCCAACTTTCAAGCCTTTGAAGTTGGAGAAAATATCACTGAGCTAATAGGGGTTCAAAAGTATGTTAAAGAACTTCCAGCAAATCTTTCTGGAGAAAACGAAGGGGACTTTCCTACTCATATTATATCTAAAACAGATGAAGATAATGGATTAAACGATCCTGATTTAGTTCAAGAAGTTATAGCTTCTAGCTCAGAGCTTACTATTACTCAAAAAATAGACGGAAGTAGTATAACTCTAGTCGTGGAAAACGGAGAGCTTAAAAGTGTTTGCTCAAGAAATCTTGCAAAAAAAGAAACAGAAAACTCCACTTTCTGGAAAGCGGCAAGAAAACTTAATATACCAAAAGGCTGGACTGGGACAATCCAAGGTGAATTGGCTGGAAATGGAATCCAAAAAAACCCATTAAAGCTTTCTGACATAAGAATTTTTGTATTTCAAATCAAAGTTGATCATTACTATATGTCATACGAGGTAATGAAAAACTTTTGCGAAACAGAATTAAAATGCGATGTAGTACCTCTTATTTTAAAGCTCAGCGTAGAAGAGTCTGTCAAACTTTGGATTAACCCTCTGCAAAAACTCCAGGAATTGGCAGATAAACAAAAATATAATAGCGGATTGCACGCGGAGGGCATTGTAGTAAGACCTTCTCATTATCCTAAATCCAGAGCCTCTAGACGCCCGCTTGGATTTAAATTAATTAATAGAAATTACAATGATTAAACAATACAAGAAGTTACTGTTTGTAATTTTATTGTTAGTAATCGATAAATCAAGCGCGTCGGAGTATAAAAGCATAAGTGGCGAAACAAATTATATAAAACATAAAAACGAATCTTTAATATCAACAATCAATTCAGAATATAGCATACCGTTTTATATCAGTCCATGCGAAAGTTGGGCTTTGACAATTGGAGGAAAGCTATCTTTTGACTTTGATCACTTTAGCAACGAAATAAAAACAAATGCCTTTACAACCATAGGGTTAGAGTTTTAAAAATGGATAAAAATCACTTTAAATTCTTTTGTACTCCTAGTAATAGTTTTATACAAGATTACAAATACAATGGATACGTCGATGAATTATTCAATGATTCTATTCTGATTCCTTGTCAATATACTGGAATTAAAGATAAAAATGGTAAAAATGTATACGAAAACGATTTAGTAAAAATTGATAAAAACGCGTTTGGGGAAGCGAAACGGGGAAAAGTTGTATTTAAATTTGGAGCATTTTGTATTGAATTTTTAAAACCAATAAATACAATGAATTTTAATTTTATGTATCAACTTGGACCATTTGAGGTTATTGGATGTGCTTTAGAAAAAAAATGAATAACGAAACATTCACAGAATATAAATACGCAATATATCACAAACCTACTCAAAAATGGGTACAGTTTGGAAATGATGATTCGTTATTTATGACTATTATAGAACTAGTTGAATTCAAAGATTGCTTTATTAATGGAAATAAAGATTTTACGGAAAAGTTTTTAAAGAGAAGTGTCTTCAATAACACTCCAAATTATTGCAAAGATAATTTTTTAGAATTTGAATTCGTAAAAGTCAAAGCAACGTATACAATTGAGTTGTGAGCGAATATATACCAGAAAAATGGGTAGTGGTTAAACTTAAAGGAAAGAATATTCCTTTGACATATAAGATATTTGCTAACTGGTATGGCGGTTATCTCAATGGAGATTCTTGGAAGCTAAATAGCGGAATAAAACACGTATCAGAAAGCGAGCATTATTACCTATTTGAAGGATTCTCTGGCTCTATATATAAATGCTTTAAAAATAATTACGGAATGAATATGTATGGAATCGGCGTAATACAAGATATTATTAAAAAAGCAGAAGAATTTAAAGGTAAAATAGAAATAATGCCAGAAGATACGGATTGGAAACAATTGAAATATGAATAAAAAAGCATTTAGTCTTATTGAGGTAATCGTAGCAATGAGCATATTCGCTTATATTATAGTAAGTATTTTTGGTTTACTTTCTATTGCTTTATATTCAGTTCGTTCAGTAGAGAATGAAACCATAGCAAACAATTTTTGTGAAACTATTTTTGAAATATGGGATGTCTTTCCAAGAGAGCATAGAGATCAGTCTATACCGATACCGTACATGGGAAATTTTACATTATCTCAAAACAGAACATTTTTTTTAAATGAAAATGGAGCAATAACGGATGATTCCGCTAAAGCTGCGATAAAGGTAGAATATATCGTAGACAAATCAAACAATTTTAATATGATTGATGCTACATTTATTTGGCCACCAAATGCTCCAGATTATTCTCCGGTAAGACGAGAGCTATGGTTTAAGACTGGTTTTTTGTAATATATGAAAAAAGAAAAACGATACTTTATTGAAATTCTTATAAAAGATTCAGATACTTTAGAATCGATTCATTCTATTTCTACTAGTTCAGATTATACAAAAAAACAAATTAGAAATTTCGAGGCATTAAAAGACATCCAAGACGCTGCCAGCATTTTGTGCTTTTACGCATTTGAACCTATTAAAAAATAAATCGCTTCTTTATAATAAAGAATAATAATCATGCGCCAATTTCAATTATTAAATCTCAATAACGAAAATCACGAAAATATCAACTGGAATAGATATAGATATAATTTTAGTATAGAAGATTTTATTAAAAAAACATCAACCAGAATAATCCGCAGAAAAATCAACTTGGTTAAAAATGAATCGTTTTTTACCATAAATCCAATAATAAGCAAATATCCATATTCTACATATACCAATCTTTCATTATCTTCGATAATGTCTTCACATGCAAATAACTTGCAAGATATAAATAGATTAAATAAAAAAACATTAGTTTTATCTATAGAGCACAATAAAAATTATGGACATATTTTATTCGAAGTTCTTCCTCTTTTATTTTATTTTTCAGATCTTGATAAAAATTATTCTAATATTATCACCTGTGAAACAGATTTATTGATGAATATAATAAAAGATTTAGATATAAATCTATCAGATAAAATTAAATTTATAAAAAATGATTACAAATTTATATGCGAAGATGTTACCTTTTTATATACTTCTCCTGGAAATGGCAGCATCAGAGATTTTAAATTAATTAAAAATTTTAAAAATAAAATAGATTCAACAAACACTGAAAAAACCATCAAAAATAAAATCATTTACTGCGTAAGATCTGCAAAAGCAACAAGACATGGGCGCAGAATGAACGAAAAAAATGAAAAAAAAATAATAGAAATTTTACAAAATTTCTGCGTACGCAATAATCAATACGACTTAGTTATTTTTGATTCACTAAATGAAAACGGAACAACGCTAACAGCTAGGCAACAATTAGAATTGTTTCAATCTGCCAAAATAATAATTGGTCCACATGGAACAGCCATGTATAATTCAATCTTTGCAAAAGACAAAGTAATGATTTGTGAATTTACAGGTGGATTTGACGGAATAAATGGAGACAGCTCATTTAAAAACTTTGACAGAACTGTTCTATATGACCTTTACGCTTTAAAGGATAAAATAAATTATTATTGTATACCATATATTTCAGATTCTTATATTCATGACTCAATTATAGATACGAAAGACCTAGAATATTTTTTAAGTTTAATAAATTAAAAAAATGAACAGACAACTTAAATTCCGAGCTTGGGATAAACTAGAAAAACGATTCTTCTATCCAGACAAAGGTTATCAAGGACATTATGTTCTTTATTTGAATGGACAATTTCAAAACCTTCAAAATGGTTCTGGTGGTGATGAATATAATGTTCAGCAATGGACTGGATTTGTTGACGCTAAAGGAAAAGACATTTACGAAGGAGATAGAATTGAATTTTACTCCAAAGATCGAAAAACTTATTATTTTGGAGAAATACGATTCACAGACGGATCATTTTTAGTTAAAATCGTTGGACACAAAGGAACTCTTCAACAGTTTTGGATACACCAGTTGTGTGATTATGGACGAATTAGAGTCGTTGGTAATATATTTCAATTATCTTGCAATCCAGATCATAATGGAGAATGTTTAGTTTGCGATTGTTGGTTGAGTGATTGCCCTTTTAATAAAAATGAAAAAAAATAAATTTAGAGTTTGGAATCAAAAGCTTAAACAATTTCAAGAAACGCATCTACCGCAAAGCCAGCAGCAGTTCATTGGAATCTTGGACCGTAATATGCGAGAGATCTATGAAAGAGATGTTGTAAAGTTCTTTACCGTTAATGGAGAAGAACTTGGAGAAGTTATATATAGCACAGACTCTTGTGCATATTATATTAATGATTATCCAATTATGAATTTAGATCTTGCCTCTTTAGAAATAGTTGGCAATATGATTGAAGATTATATGTGGGATGAAAGTGGAGAAAAACTTGTAAAATTATGGACGAAATAGGTATTACTCTATCTGAGTCCATATTAGACCTCGACCCTTTCGGGACTGACAGGGTGTGGCGATATACTTGCTTTTTGATGAATGGACTGGAATTGAATTCAAATAGTATAAAAAAGTTTATAATGAATACTTTTTGAGTTATAATTGTAAGAAATAATAAATATGATATACTACGGACAACATAATATAGACGAGATTACCCATCAGCATTTTATATCTAAACCATTCATTAACGGGACTTTTTTAGAGTTAGGGGCCCTTGACGGGGTTAGATTTTCAAATACTAAATTTTTTGAAGACAATATGGGATTCAATAAAGGGGTTTTAATCGAGCCCGAACCGAATGAGTTTAAACGGTTAGTGAAAAATAGACCAAACTGCCAATGCTTTAATACGGCAATACATTCCTCTCTAGAAGAAGTTATATTTTTAAAGTCCAAAGAATCTGCAGTTGGATGTATTGAAAACAATGCTTCCGATGAGTTTAAAAACAAGTGGCACAAAAACTCTGAAAAAGTAACTTTACCAGCAACAACATTAGCTTCAATTTTAAAACAAAGTGATCTCCAATATATAGATTTTTTTAGCTTAGATGTCGAAGGAGCAGAATATGAATGTTTAAAATCTATGAATTGGGAAATACCCGTGGGTCTATTTTGCATAGAAATGAATAACGATATCGAGTGTATCGAATCTCTATTGCACGAAAATGGGTTTACTTTAATAAAAAGCCATAAATGCGGAGTTACAAATAACTTTTATTTCAACAAAAAATATTTCAGAAAAGATTTTTTCACACTACATGAAAAAACTATCTGTTGAAGAGGCCTTTTAGCTCATGTGGGAAGCCTCTGCTATTCAGCTTAGCGACGCAACGCTTAAACAGCTTTCACAAGATATAGGAAACAGATTTAACGAACGCAAATACTGGGATCAAAAGCTGTATAATTATTTTAAGTAATGCCAAGAAGAATTAATAATATACCAAAACTCAAGGCGCAAGAGTAAATTTATTCATGCGGATAAGCTTGCTTTGTCTAAAAATTATATTATCATTACTAAATGAAGACGCCAACGCTTAAAGAAAAAGTGAAAATGTATGAATTATTTCTACATAAGATTAATTCTTTTATAGTATCATGTAATAATGATGGCATTAAAGAGTTGGTAGAGAATGCTGATAATTGGTCATATTCGCACCGAGTCGGCAACGGCGAATATTCAGATAGAGAGCAACAACAAATTATTAATAATGCGTTTTGGAAACTTTTGAATACACCTAAAGCAGATAAAGCTACTGAGGAAAGACAGAGAGCATTTACAGCGCTAGCTAAACAAAAGAACAAGCATTTTTAAAATGAGCGACATTCCTGAAACAGATCAATTTAAAATTAAATTTAAAACAGCTTGCGGAGAAAAATATTGGGTGCCGGTAGAGTTTTCTGAAAAACTTGAAAAAGAAAGAAATGAATTAGCCAGAAGAGCAAATGAGCTACAATCAGAGGTTTACTATTATCAAATGCAGCCATACAAAATAGAATGCGAAAAGAATAAAATTATTGAAGAATTAGAGTATTACAAAGAAAAGCTAGAAGAATGCGAGAAATCAAAAAATGAGTCCAGAATTAATTAAACTTACTAAAAAAGTAGATTCTTTTAGAGAAGTTCTAAAAGAACATGGTTTCGAAAAACTTGAATGCTTTTGGTATTCAGATGGTAGTTATTCTAGCAATTGGCGAGATATGTCTGTCGCCAATGAAAAACCAGACAGGGAGGAATCGATGTCATTTTGGCAATTTGGGTTTAAAAGCCAAAACGAAAAAAATAAAAGAATTCATCTTGAAGCATTAATGCCAGTATTTGAAGATTATTTTAGTTTTGATTTAAGATACTACCCCGAAGTCAGGCTACATGATGAGCCTGAATATTCCGGTCCTACGGCTAGGTTAGAGGTTTCTAGTATTCAAGAAAAACATTTGACAGATTTACAAAAGTATATAAACTATCTAGTAAACATATCATGAAACTACTAGCAATACTTCTAACCGTTCTTTTTATAGGGCTTAAATTAACAGATTATGTCGCGTGGTCTTGGATTTTAGTTCTATCTCCGCTACTGATTTGGATAGGCTATATTATATTTTTGCTTTTTCTTCTTGGCATATGTGCATTTGTAGCAAATAAATTTCAATAAATATGAAATCTAAAAGCAAAACTAGGCTAGAGTGGAAATTAAATTGGTGCGACGATAAGTCTGGATGCTGGCACTCAGCTAAAGTTCCCGTTATCGGCTGGGTCTACAATATAGAAGTCGAAGGATGGTATGATTACAAAAATGAAGAATTTGTTGAAAATTCTGAATATATACCTGGAGTTTTTTACGATAATCTTAGCTACGACTGCTCTCCGCTTACAAAAAAAGAAATTTATAAAAAATTAGATGCCGCTAAAGCCGCATGCGAAAAGCACTTAAAAGACAATACTGAAAAATTCAATAAATGGTTAAAAACTAAATAGTTATGTGTAAAAAAATTAAAAGTTATCTTTCAGAAAAATTTGGAATTTGGGATGTTTGGGACTTGCTGCCTTATCATTTCCGAATGTATTATTACGATCGTTTTAGACCAATCTTTTTTCCGCAACATAAAAAAGTCCGTGCTGCTGTTCCTAGAACTTGGGCAGATATTACTTCAATGATTGTTGATGTAAACTTTGCAATGATCAAAGAATTTTATGAAGACGAATATCTTGATGGAATTGTCGATTGGGAAGGCTCTAGTGAGGGTCATAAGAAGTTTGAACAATGGTTGAAGGAAGCTTATGCCTATACGACGCACAAGCGTCCTTCATTAGAAGCGGAACGAGACAATTCATATCCTCCTTCTCAGCCATTTGATGAGATGTTTCAACCAGTTGAAAGAGATGGTAAAAAGTTCTACCAGATGAAAGATGACGGAGTTCCTTACGAAGTAAAGTATAAAGATGTAATTCGTCTTGAGAAAGAGATTGAGGAAACCGATACAAAATTCCTCAAAGAAATGATTGATTACAGGGAGTACTTCTGGACATGAAAAAAAAAGAAGAATGGAGCGATGAAGATTCTATAACAGATCATACTAATCTCTCTAGCAGTTTATCTAATAAAATTGAAAACTTAGAAAATGAAAACGAAACTTTAAAAAACGAAAATACCGATCTAATAAGTAGGCTTGAAAAGCTTAGGGCAATCATAAATAATTATCGCACAAATCAAATTGATGAACTATAGATATAAATTTGTACAAACAACTGGCTGCACTGCGTTCGATTTTACCGTCAACGGGGATTCGCTTTCTGATCTTCCAGAAAAAACTCAAGAAGAAATCCTTGATTATCTCTTAATTAAGCTAAAAGAAAGATTTAAAGAAAATAATATTAATTTAGAAAATATTGTAGAGCTTTTTCACTATGACGATTATGAATATGACGATCACGTATGCGAGCAGTGCGGCGATACCGTTAGTTCCACAACATGGAATTTATGAAAAATAAAAACAAAAAAATTCAAATTGAATTTGATTCAGAACACTTACATATTCTTATCAACGCTCTAGAAACTTACTCCCGTCTTCAGTCCGGACAAGTCAGTATGGCTATGGACACGGTTTATGCTGATAGAAATCTTAGTTGGGATGAAAGAAATCACATAGAAGCAACTGTTAGGTATATGGCTTTTCCTGCTAACCCTAGAAGAGAATATGATGGTCATGGTGGTTTTTTCGATCAATATAATAATGAGTATGATGAAAAAGGTAATATCGTAGAGGAAAGTGAAGAATGGAAGAATAAAAAAAATAGACCACATTTAGATCATGCTAATTCGTCTTTTGGAGTTGGCTGCCCCGAAATGAAAGGCGGAACTATTTCATGGGAGATTAAAAAAGCTATTGAAGAATATCTTCACTATCAACGAAACAACGGCTATAGAGACATGGGCGTAGATGGAGATGGCGTTCTTAATATTTCTGGAGTTCCTAGCGCAAAAGTAATAGATCCAGAAACTAAAGAATACTGGAAGCCAGAAAAGTGGTTTTTGGTTCCCAAGCAATATCAACAAAAAGTAAAGGAAGCCATTAATAATAAAGATTATAATAACGCCTGGAAATTTGCCGATAAAGCTTTTAAAAAAGAAAATCCGCTTTATTGCGGCTCTAAACGAATAGACCAAAAAAATTTAAATTATTACGTTGTATTAGAAAAACCATTTAAAATAAAATGATTAATAAAATTAAAATAACAAATCTAGCTGACGCGGAAAGCTATAGCTTTAATAAAAATAATAAAGACTTCAATATATGGGTATCAACCGTTGGTCAGGAAGATAGAAAACAAATAAATAGAATGAGAAAAAACTTTCAGGAAAAGAATGTTAAATTCTTCCACCAGTTTTTTGCCGATTGGTCGGACGAAGACGGAGCAGAGTGGGGGCACTTAATTCAAGACGCCCCCCAGTTACAACATGTTCAAAATATTATTTCGTTTTTAAAACCATTCGCCGAGGACGATAAGCCTCATAGTCTTGGAATAAATTGTTTCGCCGGCATTTCCAGATCTACCGCCATCGGAATTACTGCTCTAGTCATGGCTAATAGAACAATAGAACAGGCTCTTACAGAAATCTTAAAAGCAAGAGTGGAAGCCTGGCCTAATCTTAGAATATTAAAATTTGCGTCCGAAATCCTAAATATAGACGTTCATACACATGTTAAAAAATGGAAAGATCAGTTTTTTTATTCAGAAGAAATCTTCATTCCACCAGATAGACAACAATGAGTGATATTATAGAAGAAATCACAAATCTAACAGATGAATGGTACCATTTAATCGGGAAAGATCACCACAAGGATCGTGACTGTCATTGGTATATCGAAACCAAATGGAGCTATGGTTTTCCACCAAAATATTTAGTTTACCATCATGGATACCTTGTAGATAAAATCGAAGAAGAATGTGATTCGTATGAACTTGCATTGGCTCGTTTAAAAGACATATTGACAGAAGAGATAAAACAGTATAGAGTATATCAAACTAATGATGACGAAGAAGCTGGATGGTGATAAACAAATATTATTTTTAGGCGATATCCACGGAAATTGGAATGAATTGCTTTTTAAAATACAACTAAAGAAAATTTCAAATGCCAACATTATTTCCGTTGGTGATTTGGGAATGGGATTTAATTCAAATCAAGATAGAATAACTTCTGGTTTGCTTGATAAGGAGTTTAAGCAAAATAATATTAAATTTTATGGTATTAGAGGAAATCACGACGATCCTTCCTTTTTTAAAGGAAACGACAGAGTATGTTTAGATAATTTCGAGTTGGTCGAAGATTATTCGATTTTAAAATATAATTCTAAAGCTATTCAATTGATAGGCGGCGCAGTATCTGTTGACAGAACGGGAAGAAGAGTTGGTGTTTCCCATTGGGAAGATGAAGGCGTTGTTTTTAATAGAGATGCCTGTCAAAAAGTTGATATTCTTGTAACTCATACAGCGCCATCTTATTGTTTTCCTCAACAGTTTAACGAGATAGTGTACGGATGGGCTAGAGAAGATGCTTATTTGATTGAAGACCTAACAGAAGAACGAGCCGTGATGGATGAGATTTTCAAACTATGTTCACCAAGTCTACATTTTTATGGGCATTTTCATTCAAGTTGGGCAGAAAAAATAAACGGATGTGAATCTAGACTTCTTGATATAAACGAAATTTATGAACTAATATAATTTTATGGAAAAACTTCCTATTTTTTTACATATCCCAAAAAACGCGGGAAACTATGTTTCAAGCTGGTGTTTTAATTTAATTAGAAAAAGATGGCTTTTAAAATATAAAAATCCCGCACTCGGCTGGAATACCGCGCTAAGACATATTGCTGTTAAATTCAATAACGAAACTATTCTAGCGCTAATTGCATACGATCCTCTTTTTGCAAAAAAAGAAAAATTTAAACAAAACCCAGATAATCCTTATCTTAGCTCTGTCGAATTGGAAGATCTTATTTTCGAATTAGAAAATAATGGATTAGACGTTTCTTCTATTCATATTGAATCTAATGGGTTTAAATTTATAAAAACAGAACTATATGAAAATTTATGCAAGATAATAAATAGGTCGCCTGTTTATTTTTGTATTTTGAGGGATCCCTTTTCTAGAGCCCTCTCAATGTTTCATTATTTGAAAGGAGATACATCTAGTCACGAGACTACTCATGGGAAAATAGCTTCTAAATCTTTTATTGACTACGTAAAGTCGTACGAATTAGAAGACAGCTGGATAATTAGATGCATTACAGGGATTAGCGATAATAAAATTATAGATGATAACGATTTTATAATGACTTGTGAATTTTTAGATAAAGTCAGAATAAAAGACATTAAAAATGTAGATGAATTATTAAATGAAATCTTTATTGAATGCTATTCGATAGATTTAGATGAAATACGTAAATTAAAAAAGAATTTGCAAATCAAAAATGAATCCGCATCTAGCAAAGTAAATATTCAGCTGTCTTCTCTAGAAGACGAAGCGAGAAATGTATTTTTAAACCGAACAATATTTGATTATAAGATATATAATAAATATACATCAACTCTTGTAAATTAAAACAATTATGGGAATGTACGATACTATAAAAATAAAAAAACAACTTTCCTTACCTGAAGAAGTTAAAAATTTAAATATAAACTGGCTTGATATTGAATATCAAACAAAAAGTTTTGATAACTGTTTGTCCGAATTCATTTTAACCGAAAATGGTGAATTATTTGAAATACTAATTGAAAGAGAATATATACAATGGAGTGAAGAAGAAAAAAAATCCGCGCCAAAATATTCCTTTTTTAAAGATGTCATAGAAAAGAAAAGGGAAGAAAAAAAACTGAACTACCATGGCGTTGTAAGATTTTATTGTTATGAACGCTTTGACGAGGAAAATGATTTTTTTATAGACTACGATGCGTTTTTTATTTATGGAAAGCTAGACAAAATAGAAATAGCAGAATTTAAAAAATACAAAGTCAATAGAAATAACTTACAGGATATGCTTTTAGAGCATAATAAGTTTAAAAACAAACTTAAAAGATTAATTGCTAAATACTCAGGATGGAATTGGCTTTGGGTATCGGTGGCAAAATCATTACATAAGATGTCGTCTCTTATTGAAAAGATGCGCGTTATAATTTTTAATTACCTAATCATATGATGAAGGTTGCATTTCCTTCAGAGGAAGGATGTTTTAATATTATTCGGAATAAGTTTTGCGGATTAGATTGTTATTTGATAACTCCGCAAATCGATGCAAAATGGAATAAAAACAATTTATTTTATCGTTCTTTAGTTACAGATAAAGAAGGCAACGTTTTATCTTCTGGATTCCCAAAGTTTTTCAACTATGGAGAAAAACTAGAATGCTATCCGAATCCAGAGGATTTTAACGATTGGAAACTGGAAGATAAGATAGATGGTTCTCTTCTTATAGCAGACTATGTTAATAATCAGTTCTCTATGAGAACAAGAGGCACGGTTTCTTATTCTCTTCAAGAGAATTCTAAAGATTTCGAATTGTTGCCAGAAAAATACCCAAAGATAATCGAGTTCTTAAAAGAAAACTCGCACCTTAGCCTTCTATTTGAAATTGTAACTCCAAATAATGTTATAGTTGTTAGGCCTCAACAAATAGAATTTTATTTTATCGGTGCTATAAATAAAAATGGAATGTGCGTAATATCATCATCTGACTTGGTCGATATATGGAGAAAGATTGGTCAGATGCCAAGTCCGCAATCATATAACTTTCTAAATACCAATAATCTTTCCACAATAGCGGAAACTATTAAACACTGGAAGGGTAAAGAAGGAATTGTTATATCATATAATAATGGACAAAATAGGATCAAATTAAAGTCAGACTGGTATTTGTTTTGTCATAGAGTTAAGTCGCAATTAAACTCGCAAAATAATTTAATTGAATATTATGTCGATTCTGAAATGCC